AACCCTTGACGAACTAATCACTGATGCCCGATTCATTAAAAATCATTGCAAGCAAGTCGAAAAAAATAACATGAAGAACAGCAAGGATGCATTAAAGGCCATTGAGCTTTTAGGCAAACTTGGGGGGTTGATTGTAGATAAGGCAGAACTCAATGTAACTTCTATCAAAGTCGTCAGAGAAAAAGACGATGGCACCATAGAAGAATTAGAAACAGGGTTAGACCTTTGACAGAAGCAATCCTAACCCTCCCCCGACTGCATAAGGCACAACGCATAGCCTTATCTAAAGCTAAACGTTTCAATGTGGGGTCATGCGGTAGAAGGTTTGGCAAAAGCATCTTAGCCAAAGACCTTTTGATAGACTCCAAGCGGGGGGCATTAAACGGTTATCCCGTTGCGTATGCGGCTCCAACCTATCGCTTGATGGGTGCCATGTGGGATGACCTTAAGCACACGCTGAAGCCCGTTATACGCAGTTCTAACGCATCTAATCATCGTATCGAACTGGTTAACGGGGGTTCGATTGATCTATGGACGTTACAAGATGAAGATGCAGGTAGGTCTAAAAAATACAGTCTTATCGTTGTGGATGAATGTGCACACGTTAAGAATTTTGAACCCATTTGGCACAAGAGTCTTAGACCTACTTTATCTGACCTAGTGGGGAGTGCTTGGTTTTTGTCTAGCCCAAACGGTTTCAACTTCTTCAAATTGGGGTTGTATGACAAGGGGGATATTAACCATAAGTCGTATGATGATAAATGGGCATCCTTCCGTTTTCATACTATTCATAACCCCTACATCGACAAAGCCGAAATAGCAGATGCAAAGAAAGAATTGCCAGAACTCAGCTTTGCCCAAGAATACGAAGGGGCATTTACCAGTGTCGAAGGGGCGTTAGTCAGACCTTCTTACATAAAGGAAGGCTCACCCCCAACTGACGAACACGGTAGGGCTATTGGTAAGACGGTAACAGGGATTGACCTTGCTATATCCACTTCCACGAGTGCCGATTACACAGCCTTAGTAACGATTACTCTAACCCCCACAGGGGATATATACGTTAGAGAAGTTACCCGCTTTCGTGGCACGTTTAATGAGATTCTAAAAGAGATTGAACGTACCGCTATAAAGTGGGGGAGTGTTGTTATTGGTATTGAAAAAGTTCAATTCCAAGCTAGCGTAGTACAGGAACTACTTAGAACTACTCAACTTAACGCTATTGGTATTGTTCCAAAAGGTGACAAGGTAGAACGCTTTCAACCTGTTGTTGCACGATATGAAAACGGGTTGATCTATCACGATAAAAAGCTGATTCCAGAATTTGAAAAAGAACTTTTAATTTTTCCAATGGGGGTGAACTCCCCTGATATGGTAGATGCCTTTAGCATGGCATTTAAGGCATTGAGTTATTCGGCGGTTCCTCTATTAACTCTCCAAGTAAAGGGGCTTTAGCATGTTGTCATTAACACCTTACGAAACTTTGTTATCAGAATTAGATGCACTTGGAAACAAACTAATAACCCCTGAGCAAGCCAAATCCCTTATTAAAAAGCATCTTTCGGGGAAAAGGGTTTTCTGTAGTAATCGGCAACCCCATAGAGGTTATCTGCTAGCGCAACAACTGATTGCCCAAGGTCTTGCAAAAAATATTGCAATTAATATCATTACTGAGCGTTTAGGTTACAGCAAACAATGGGCGAATTCTCTAGCAAATTTTGCTATTGATGAAAAGTTTCGTATCGTTACCCATAGGCAAGTTGCATGAAGTCCGAATGGCTAGACAGGGCTTTATCTTTTTGTAGTTCGTACTACTGTTTATGTCTGACAGAGAAGGACTATCACAAGCAATTGAAACATCTAAAAATACCTAAAGAGGATTGGACACCCTTTGTTAGCAACTGGCATAGCTCTGCAACAACCCATTTTTATGAGAGTAAAAAGGATAATACGATTTCGGCTATTATCTGTATTCAGCATTGGAAAGATAAAACAGGTATTCAAATAGCTGCCTTGCTGGTGCATGAAGCCGTTCATTTATGGCAAGAAACGCTAAAGAATTATGGCGAACATGATCCTTCACAAGAGTATGAAGCGTATGCCATACAGAACTTGTCACAGAATTTAATGGAATCATTTGTGAAACAACGGGGGTTGAGCTATGTCCACAATCTATGAACTAGCCTTAAACAGTCTAGCCGTACAAATTGACAAAGCAACTAAAGCTGCTTACCAACAGCTAATGGGGTTAATCAATTCGGGGGTTAGACCTAGAGAAGCACTACAGACAATTTACTTAAGTTTTTCAAAAGGCAGTTACAACGATGTGTTGGTTGCTTTGCTGGCAAAAAGCTTTACAAAGCTCTTGCAACAGCCCTTTACAAGCCAACAGATGCTTAATTACAAGGTGGGTAAGGTCAGCCTATCAACCAAGCTGTACGCGAACGCCCAGAAGGTTTCTAACGAAGTAGAGACTACACTTAATAGCTACTCAAAAGCGTTTGTCAATCTAAATAAACTATCTCTTTCGTTATACGAGGGATACGCCTTTAATCCCAAAGAGATTCTTGCCACCATGTCAGACCCCTTGCCCATGTATTTAAAAAATGCCATCAATGGGGATTTGGAACGGGAGTTAGCCAAGTTATCTGCATCAGGGCTTGCTACCGATCCTTTACGAGCAGCCTACTCAACCTACCTACAGAAACTAGAATCAGGTTTGGGGGAAAAGGCAAAACAAAAGGCACTCAAGGTAGCGGCTGAAGAAAAGATGCGCTACTATGCAACACGCATATCTACTCAAGAGTTAGCAAGAGCCTATAACAAAAACATGGCTAACCGCATCAAGGGCGACCCTAACCAATACGTAGAAGTACGGTATTCAGGTTCCCATAAATCGGACATTTGTAATTTATACGGGGATGTAGATAGGTTCGGTCAAGGCCAAGGCGTGTACCCCAAAGACCAAGCACCAATACCCCCTTATCATATCTTCTGCCGTTGTAGGCTTATTTCATTGGTGAATAAAAAAACAGAAGATACACCCACTGCTGATGACCAAGCCCAAATAGATTACCTTAATGGCTTATCCGATGAAGAAAAGAGAGCATTGATACCCACAGCCAGTATGCGAGAAGCATTAGCTAATGGGGTTGATCCAACAGAACTACTTAATAGTAAAACCCCTGCTGAGTATCAAATACAGACAATTGGTAGCCTGTAGTCTTAACATTAGGTTTGCAGTGGATTGCAAATGGACTGTTAAATAGCATCCGTATTGGCGTATTAGTTTATCTTTGTCAGGTAGGCTAGCCTCCTACAATTGGGGGTTGGCGTATGAGCGAATACAATCATTTTGGCAATTCAGTTGATACTTCCCTGTTCAACGCCATTGCTGAAGCTCTAAATGGCAGTGGGGGCTACCAAAATGGGGGGAACCTTGTACGCTACTCACGAGAGCAAGACGATAAATTCTTAGCCCGTAAGCAATTGGCGTTTTACGTCAATTATCTAAAGCCAGCATGTACCCGCTTTACTGGATACCTTAGCAAGAAACCCCCAGATCGTGAAATAGAACACCCTTTGCTGTCTGCCTTTGCTGATGATTGCGATTGGAAAGGCAATTCATTAGACGTATTCTTTAACAACTTCGCCATTGAAGCTAAAGCGCGGGGTTGTGGTTTGTTACTCGTTGAAATGCCTTCATTTCAGCCAGCCACCTTAGAACAGCAGTTAGAAACCCGATTCTTTCCTTATCTCGTTCAGCTATTCCCCGAATCAATTCGGCGTTATTCCATTAACAACATGGGTATGCTTGATTTCGTTGAAATCATGACAACCCAAATGGTAGACGAAAAACTACAGAATGTTATCAGGGGTTGGGATGCTGAAAAATGGTGGGTTTCATTAAATGGCAATATCATAGAAGGTGATGCACATAACTTAGGTCAATGCCCTGTTCTAGCTTTTAGTGAGGGTTCTACATTTCCGTATCAAGGCGACTTCGCACAGATTGCAGGTATTAGTAAGCGTATCTATAACTTACGCTCAGAACTCGATGAAATCTCGCGTTCGCAGGTATTCTCAATTCTGTGTTATCAATTACTACCAGAACAACTAGGGCAGGTTAATCCTTCTAACCTCGCTGAGAGTGTCGGCACTTCCAATATGCTTTTATACAGTGGTACTCAAGCCCCTTCGTTTGCTACTCCCAGTATGGGGCCAAGCGATACCATTCAAAAAACCATTGATTCGTTAGAAACAAAGATTAAAGACATTTCACTAACGATTGATCTAGGCAAAACGGTTGGTGCTGGCCCTGAATCGGGGATTGCTTTAAACATTCGTTTCCAATCATTGAATGCTGCTCTAGTTTCCTTCGGTAGAAAGATGGAGGATTTAGAAAGACGCATGTTTGAGATATGTTCTAAATGGCTTGGTATTCAAAATACAGTCAAGGTTTCATACCCTCGTTCATATGAACTGGCTGATTTGAGTACAGAACTATTGACATTGGCATCTTATCAATCGTCTAACTTCCCAACTGAAGTCATTCAAGAAAAGCAACGCCAGATTGTGCAATTAGACTTTAGTAATTTGGAAGCAGACGAATTGCAGGAATTGCTAGACGCTATTGATAATATGGATGCAGAAACACCCTTAATAGAAAGCCGATTAGCAGTGCTTGAGGCTGCAAATCAACCCCCGCCCGATCCTAATGTAGAGGATGCAATTAATGGCAATATGCCTATGGATATGGGAGAACTGCAATAATGGCTGCTGCACAAATTGATTTGGCAATTGACCAAGGTTCCACATGGAACCAAGAAATACAATGGCTACAGCCTGATGGTATTACACCCGTTGATCTATCGGGTTGTACAGCTAGATCGCAATGGAGGGCTTCTATTGCAGATACCACAGTGCTTGAGGAATTGACAACCGAAAATGGAAAGATAGTTATTGATACCACGTTAGGCAAGATTACGTTTCATCTATCAGCCTTACAAACTGCTGCAATTACATACACCAGTGCTGTATATGATTTGGAAATTGTATGGCCCGTTAATTTAGCGGGGGAGGTTGTTGTAGAAAGAATTGCAAAAGGTAAGGTAAAAATCTCTTTGGAGATTACAAGATAATGGCTGACATCATTGTTCAAACTGTTGAAACCCCCGCTAAGATTATTGCCGTAGTAGAAGCGGGGCCAAAGGGTTCCGATGGTAAGAGCGCCTATGATATTGCCGTATTACACGGATACATAGGTACAGAAGCCGAATGGCTAGTTTCTATTGGAAGCACTGGCAGCTATGTGCAAGCAAATGCCGATTGGACGGCAACAAGCGGGGCTGCACTGATTT